AACCACCTGTCGTGCCCATAGTCGGACGCGAACCAATACCATCTGGAGGAGACAACCCCGCACCACCTACAAAACCAAAATTCAGAGATACCAGAAAACTGGCATTCTTCAATAAAGGTGGTAAGAAGTTAGGTAAAAAAGGAAGGAAGAGACTCATAAGGTATCTGATGGCTGCCGGAATGAGTAAAAAACGAGCGAAGAGACTTGTTAATAGTGGAAAAATTTCAAAAGCGGTTAGATGGTTTAATAAACAACCATATTCCTTTGAAATTGGACTCAAACTTACTAAGAAAACTTATAAAGGAGGAAAGACAGCGAGAGTTGAAGCATCTGCTAAGTCTACATTTAGAGGTGGTAAAGGAAGACGCAAATTTGTTGGATTTGTTACTGCAGGAAAAAATACAAAGATCAGAAATGCTGGTAAAAATAGAAACAAGAGACCTTGGAGAAAGGTTAGTAAGTTAAAACAACTCAACGTTGGTAAGAAGTTTATTAGGAAAATCAAACTTAATAAGAAAGCAACTTCTAAGAGGAAGAAGACACAGATCATAAGAAAACTTATGAGAGGTAATTCTAAATTTGCTAAGAAGTTGAGGTCACTTCCTCCTAAAAAGAGAAAGGTCCTGAGAAAAAATAGAATTAGGAAACAAATTAAGAAAGCAGCAAAAACTCCACCTATACGTAGAGCAAAGAGAAAAGTCATTCAGAAAGCACAGAACTCTTTAAGAAGAGCGAAGAGAGCAGCAAAGAGAACAAAACGAGGTGGAGGTAGAAAGAAAGCAGCACGTAAGGTGGTGAGAAAGGCACGGAAAGTTTTGAAGCAGACTAGGAAGAGGGTAAGAAGGCAGAAGAGGAAAGGGAAGCGGTAATTAGATGATTACCTATAAATAGAATATAAATGCTAAGTAGTCCAAAAATAAAATGAAAATTATAGATCCATTAGCACAATCTTTTTATGTAAGTAACGAGAAGGGAACTTTTGTAACTGCAGTCGATTTATTCTTTTCGACCAAAGATGATACTCTTCCCGTTACTGTGCAATTGAGACCAATGGAAGGTGGTATTCCTTCACAAAAAGTATATCCCTTTAGTGAAGTTGTGCTTGAACCAAAAGAGGTTGATATCTCTGATGATGCTACTGCCGGAACTAGAATTGAATTCCCATCTCCAGTTTATTTGGAAGGTGGTAGATTTCATGCATTAGTAGTAACAGCAAATACAACAGATTATAATATTTGGATTTCTAAATTGGGTGAAGTTGATATTACAACAGAATCCGAAACTGAAGCAAAACAAATTGTTGTAAGTAAGCAACCAGTTAACGGTGGATTATTTAAATCACAAAATTCACAAACTTGGACTGAGAGTGGATTTGAGGATTTAAAATTTACTTTATACAGAGCTAACTTTTTTGAAGATGAAGGAACAGTTTCTTTCTTTAATCCTGAACTTACAGAAAACAACAAACAAGTTCCAAAACTGGATATAAATCCTCTTGAATTTTCTTCAAAGAAAATAAGAGTTTCATTAGGATCAACTTTACAAGATCCTGGTTTAATACTAGGAAATACGGTTTCCCAATTTGCAGGAAACGCAACAGGGAATTATGTTGATTCTGGAGGAGTTGCTTCCGGAACTTTAAGAATTATAAATGCTGGAATTGGATATACACCATCATCGGGTATTCAAACATACACCAATGTGGGTTTAACCACTGTCACTGGAAATGGAAAAAATGCCACTGCAACCATAACCGTTACAAATGGATCTATTACTTCTGCTGGAATATCAACTGGTGGAACTGGATACGTTGTTGGTGACGTTTTATCAGCAGATACAATAGGATCTGAGGCATTGGGATTGAATTTACAACTATCTGTTTCAACTATTAGTGGAATAAATGAGTTAATTTTAGATAATGTTCAGGGAGATTTCTTAACTGGATCAGGAAGTACAGTTTCATATATAAACAGTTCTGGAGTAACTACTGCGTTAAACAGTACTGTTAGTGATGTTATAATATCTGATGGTGGAATAAGAACAGTAGACGATGGTTTGCATGCTAAAGTCAGGCATAGAAATCATGGAATGCATGGTGGAGAAAATATAGTGAAAATATCCAATGTAAGCACAAACGTAAAACCGATCAAATTAACAAGTGCATATACAAAAGATTCCAATTCTAGTATAGAAGTTAACAACACTATAAATTTTGAGACCTTTGAAAATGTTGGTGTAAGTAGTTTAAATCCGGGATATGTTTTAATTGGAAAAGAACTTATTGCATATGAAGGGGTTACTGCTAATACTCTTACAGGCATTACAAGAGAAATTGATCAGACAATAGGATTCTCTTATGACAAGGATACTCCCGTTAAAAAATATGAACTCAATGGTGTCTCTTTAAGGAGAATTAATAGACAGCATACTCTACAAGATTCAACAATACAAGAAGATATCACTCTTGATTCTTACAATATAAAGATTGATATGTCTCAAAATGGAAATCTTGCTGCTTTACCTCAGGGACAAGTAGACAGAAGCACTGGAATAGGATTTCCAAAGTTATATTTTAACGAGTCAAAATCTTTAGGCGGAAATAACGTCACAGCGACTCAAAATATCCAGTTTGAAATTTTGAAACCAGATATTCAAACTTTAGTTATCTCAGGAACTAATATTGATACTAATGTAAGAACTGTTACTGGTAGAAGTGTTAATGGATCTGAAGGTTCATTTGAGGATGATGGATTTACCACGGTCAATTTAACAGATGATAATTATTTTGATTCTCCAAGATTAATTTGTTCCAAAGTGAATGAAACTGAAAGATTGACTAATCTTCCTGGAAACAAATCACTTAATTTGGATATGGAGTTAAGCACTACCGATGTTTTTATTTCACCCGTTATTGATCTCGATAGAACTTCCGTGACATTAATTTCAAATAGAATTAATAACGTTATTGATAATTTTGCTACAGATTCAAGAGTAGCAACTACAGCAGATGATCCATCAGCATTCGTATATGCTACTCAAGTAACAGAACTTGAAATTCCAGCAACAACTTTAAAAGTTCTCCTTAGTGCCTATATTAATGAAGACAGTGATGTTAGAGCTCTTTATTATATTTCAAATAATCCAGATGAAACACCAGTATTCTATCCTTTCCCAGGATTCAAAAATAGTGATGATTTAACTAGGGAAGAAAGAAACTCTCAGAGTGATGGAACTTCAGATGAAAAAATTGTTGCATCTAATGTGTATGCATATGAATCTGATGATTTAGAATTCAATGATTATGAATTTACAGTTGATAATCTACCTGCATTTAAATATTTTGCTGTCAAACTAGTCGGAACTGGAACAAATCAAGCGCATCCGCCCAGATTTGGTAGTTTTAGAACAATTGCTTTTGCGTGATAATTAATGAAACATATAAAAGTTGATGGACATCCAGGTCTAGTTCGTGATAAAAAATCAAAAGCTATTCTAAATACTGACATGACAAACTACAAAAAATATATCAAACTTAAAGAATTGCATAATAATGAGGATAAAAAAATTGAAAATTTGGAGAATGGTTTAAGTGAATTAAAGAGTGATATTGATGAAATAAAAAATCTTTTGAGGGAGTTAAAAAAATGAATCCTGATGAAATTAAATTAGAAGATTTATCTAAGAACTTTGAGTATACAAAGCATTCGATGCAAATCGACGCTCTCACTGATATTGAGGATGTAAAGCATGTTGCAAAGTGTTATGCTAAACTTTATTTGAAGCAGCAAGAAGTTTTAACTCAAATAGCATAAATATCTTTATAAGGTATAAGATAAATGGCGCAACCATCTACGCGACAAGAACTCATAGATTACTGTAAGAGGCAGTTAGGAGCTCCTGTATTAGAAATTAACGTTGCAGATGAACAGATTGAAGATCTGGTAGATGATGCTGTTCAGTACTTTCAAGAGAGACACTTTGATGGGGTTACTCAAACATTTTTAAAATATAAAGTAACTCAGGATGATATTGATAGAGGAAGATCAAGAGGTAATGGTAAGGCAGTTGGAATTGTTACAACTACAGCATCTTCCACTATTGATGGATCGTCAGTAAGTTTCTCTTTTGAAGAAAATAGCAATTATTTGCAGATTCCACCTTCTGTTATTGGTATTACCAAAGTTTTTCACTTTGATGGTTCAAACACCACAACAAATAACATGTTTAGTGTTAAGTATCAGTTATTTCTTAATGATATCTACTACTGGGGATCTACTGATATCTTGACTTACGCAATGGTAAGAAGATATCTTGAAGATATCGATTTTTCTCTTACCACACAAAAACAAATAAGATTTAATCAGAGAGAAGATAGGTTATACATGGATATTGATTGGGGTAGTCTTAAGGTCAATGACTACCTTGTCATTGACTGTTACAGAGCATTAGACCCAAACAGTTTTTCTGGAGTTTGGAATGACTCTTTCTTAAAAAAATATTTAACCTCTTTAATCAAACGTCAATGGGGGCAAAATCTAATCAAATTTCAAGGAGTAAAACTGCCTGGAGGTATAGAACTAAATGGAAGACAGATATATGATGATGCACAGAAAGAACTGGATAACATAATGGAAAAAATGTCTAATACTTATGAACTTCCACCATTCGACATGATCGGTTAATCTCATGCTTAATCCATTTTTTGTTCAAGGAACCAAGTCAGAACAAGGTCTTATACAAGATCTTATCAATGAACAATTAAAGATGTATGGGGTTGAAGTTTATTACCTTCCAAGAAGTTTTGCCACAGAAAAAACTGTGATGAAGGAGGTCATAGAATCCAACTTTGACAGTGCATATCCAATAGAAGCATATGTAAACACATATGAGGGATACTCAGACAATCCAACCCTTCTCTCTAAGTTTGGAATTCAATCATTAAACGAAATAACTCTTGTAATTTCTAGAGAAAGATTTGAAAACTATATTACGCCACTAACCGCCGGAAAGGCGAACTTAAAATTAACAAGTAGACCAAAAGAAGGGGATCTAATCTATTTCCCTCTTGGGGAGAGATTATTTGAGATTAAGTATGTTGAGCATGAAAAACCTTTCTACCAACTTCAAGGATTATACACATATGAATTAAGATGTGAACTGTTCCAGTATGAAGATGAACTAATCAACACCGGAATTGGTGATGTTGATGAAGTATTAACTGGAGAACATGATTTAGCATCTGAAGAAGTGTCTATGGGCAATCTCCTCTCTCTGAAGATGTCTGGAGTTGGAGTTACTGCAACAGCAATCACTGGACTTGTAGATGGTGGATTAAGAACGATTGACATCCTCAACAGAGGAGCAGGATATACTGCTATTCCAAAAATAGGTATTTCCACTAATTATGCTTCCGGAGGTTTCTCAGCATCGGCATTTGCAGAAATGATTGGTGGTATTGTTGTTTGTAATGATAACACCAATCCTAATGCAAAATCAGTTCAGAGAGCACTTATAACAAATCCTGGATATGGATATACATCAACACCAGGAGTCAGATTTATAACCGAAAATGGTAAAGGTAGTGGCGCTATAGGTAAAGCTGAAATTGCTGATGGAACTTTAGGTATTATTACTGTTACTAATTCTGGAGGAGGATATGTAAATGCTCCTACAGTCACTATAACTGGCATATCAACAATGATCACTGGAGTTGCTGCTACTGCTGTTGTTTCAGCAGCGGGATCAATTACAGCAATATACGTAACTAATGGTGGTATTGCATTTGAGTCAACACCAACTATCACAATAGAAGATCCTCCATTAAACTCAAAAGGAGATTTTGTTTTTAATGAATTAGTAAGAGGATCTATAAGCGGAACTACAGGAAGAGTTAAAGATTGGAACTCTACTACAAATATTTTAAAACTCTCCAACATTACTGGAGATTTTGTTATGGAAGAAAATATTGTTGGAACATCTTCTAGTGCAACACATTACATTACTGCTATCGATGATGACCCTGAAGATGGATTTGCTACTAATGATGAAATAGAATTAGAAGCAGACAATATTATTGACTTTAGTGAGGGTAATCCATTCGGAATGCCGTAACTTTAATAAATATTAATTATTAGTTGAAATAATAGGTAAAATAAAATGTTTGAATACTTTTATCACGAAATTTTGAGGAGAACCGTTATTTCTTTCGGTTCACTCTTCAACAATATAAGTATCAAGCATACAAATAGTTCTGACAGCGTAGTAAATAATTTTAAGGTTCCTCTTGCTTATGGACCTACACAAAAATTCTTAGCAAGACTTAACCAATCCCCAGACCTGAGTAGAGCAACTCAAATGACGTTGCCAAGAATGTCATTTGAGTTTACAGGACTGACTTATGATCCTTCCAGAAAGTCAACAACAACTCAGACATTCATATCAAAGCAAACAAACGATACAAAAGAGTTCAAAAAAGTTTATTTGCCTGTTCCATACAATATGCAATTTGAGTTGAGTATAATGACAAAATTAAATGATGATGCTCTGCAAATTGTTGAGCAAATCTTACCTTATTTTCAACCAGCATATACAATGACGGTTGAAATGGTAGATTCTATCAATGAAAAAAGGGACGTTCCAGTTGTTCTTGAAAACATCACCATGCAAGATGATTATGAGGGAGACTACACTACAAGAAGGGTCTTGATTTATACATTAAGATTTACTGTAAAGACTTTCTTGTTTGGTCCTGTTGCTTCTGCAACAAAAGATATTATCAAAAAGGCAACTATCGGTTATATTGCTGGAGATTCGCATGCCAATCCTGTAAGAGAGGTCCAATATTCTACAACACCAAGAGCACTAAAAAATTATACTGGAACTGTTATTACACATTTAACTAGTGATATTTCAGACACAGATACTCGTATAACCGTGAACGACGGGGGAACCATCACCGAAAAAACTTACATTGATCTTGAAGGAGAAGGATTATACGTTGTGTCGAAAGCAGGAAATATAATTGATGTTGAAAGAGGTAGAGATAATACTACCACTACACCACACTTAGCAGGGGCACAGATAAAATCAATCACATCTGCCGACGATGCTCTTATTGAAGAGGGTGATGATTTTGGATTTAGTGGAAGTTATACTTGATAAAATAAAATGACTAAAAAATTTGATGATTTGAATGATACCTTTAACGTTGAAGCAGAAATTCTGCCTAAAGAGGAGGTTCCCAAAAAGATAGAAAAAATATCTAAGGAATCAAATGATGTAACCAAAGATTATGAATATACGAGGGGTAATCTTTACTCTATCATTGAGAAGGGACAAGAAGCTATTAATGGTATTCTAGAACTTGCACAAGAAAGTGAAATGCCAAGGGCATATGAAGTTGCTGGTCAATTAATAAAAAACGTTGCTGATGCGACGGATAAGTTAATGGATCTTCAAAAGAAGTTAAAGGATGTTGAAGAGGAAAAAGCAAAAGGTCCTACAAATGTGACAAATGCATTATTCGTTGGATCAACAGCAGATCTGCAGAAAATGCTCAAAGATGGATTAAAAGATAAATAACTCTATGATTTCTTGCGAGCATGAAAAAGAAAAGTAAGTGTAAAGCAGGATATTACTACTGCTATACTGATAAAAAATGCAAACCTATTCCATCAGGATTTAAAGTAGTTGGTCCTGCAGGTATGCTTCGTAAAGAAAATGGTCATTCTATAGATGATGAATCCGAAACCGAAACCAAGAAAAATGGTAATGGTAGCAATGGAAATGGAAATGGTAATGGCAACGGTGGAAATGGTAATGGTGGTTCCAACGGAGGAGGCATGGGAGAATCGGTAATGCATGAAGGCGGAAGTCTTCATAATTGGTTCAAAGGTTCCAAATCTAAAGATGGAAAACCTGGTTGGGTTCAATCAGATGGTTCTCCATGTGCTAATGAACCAGGTGAAACCAAAACTCCAAAGTGCTATAGCAGTAAGCGTCTTGCCGCTCTGAAAAGAAAAGGTAAGAAAGGTGAAAATATCATTAAGTCTGCA